AAAGAAGACACTAATGTTGGTTTTAGAGAAAGACTTAAAAACTTATTTGTAAAACCAGAAACAAAAAGTTCTGTTGATAACAACACAAACGTAATACCTGCATCATTTACAAATACAAGTACAGAAACAAAACAAAATAATACAGTATTAGCAGGGGAAGGTGGTTCTCAAATACCTACTGAAGCAGGGGAAGATATGGATAGACAAGGTGGTGGTGTATTGAAAAATAATTTAAAATTAATGACAGATAGATTTGATAAATTTAATGGTGCTGTTTCTTATGGCAGTAGTGCAAGAGGATCAAACTTAGAAAAAGACCCTAACTTTATTACAAAGATTGAGAAAGATGGATTTAGTCATGCTTATGCAGACAAGTCATCAAAAGAAGTTATTGATAAAGCTAAAGAAATATATGTAGATTTAGTTATGAATAACACTAAAGAAAATGTAGAAGCTAAATATGCAATCGCACAGATGGTATTGACAGAAGCAATATTAACATCTGAAGAAGATATGATTGGTGTAATGCAATCAGTTCTTATGAGAGTAGCAAGAGCTAGACTTGGTATTCGTGAGTTTCCTTTTGGAGCTTATTCAAAAGATATAATTACAGAAATGCTTAGACCTTCACAGTATGTAGGGTTAGCTGATGCAGGTGTAAAAACAAAAGAACAATTATTAATTAAGGAACCAATTAAAGAAGATGAAGAGACATTGAAACGAGTAATTGATATTCTATGGAATGTAGACCCACAAGGTTCTAAAACAATAATCTAATGACAAATTCTGCCATAACAAATTCTGAAAACGAAGATCAGAAAGAAGAAACTAATCAACAGAATACAAGTATTCAAATAGATCCTTTAACAAATACTTTTGTAAAACTTGAACCAAAGGTTGCATATCAACCGCAGAATGTAGGTTCTAACAATGTTCAAACAAATAGTTATTTTGATTGGAACCAAGAAATAAGTATGAAAGATACTTATGACTCTTTATTTAAAAGTAAAGAACAAGATTATGCAGATGATTTGTTAGATGGAGATGACGGAGATTTTAATTTTTATAGCGAAGTAAACTTTGATCCGTCAAAAGAACTGACATCAATATATTTAGCTAGTAATAAAGAAGATGAAGAACAAAACAATAGTCACATTTCTGATGGTGCTTTAAATTATGTTGGCTACAAAAGATATATACAGAATAATTTATACACAAAACCTTTTGGACAAAGAGGTAAGTTTCAAAAAGAAGCAATAGAAATATTTGAAAAGCATACAGGTATTGATTTTTTAAATGTTGTAAAAGATGGCATACCTTTAAATGTTGTTGAAGGAGAGAAGTTTCAAGAAGGTTTAAATAAAGTTATACAAGAATATGAAAGTAAAGGTATTCAATGGGATAACCCAGATCGTAATAACCTAAGACAATGGGTTAGAGATTTTCAAGGTCTTGGTCTTGAAATAAGTGGTGGTATTTCAACTGATATTATTACTGCACCATTATTAAAAATGGGTCCTTGGGGTATTGGTGCAAATGTAATTGTTAATTTTGGGGTTGGTTGGGAGTTAAATATTGCTGCACAAAAAGCAAGATTAGGAGATCAAGCACAAATAGGATTTGCAGATCAAATAAACTACGGAGAAGCTTTTGCTGCTGCTGTAGTGCAAGCTATACCTTTTGGCTCTACAGCTAAAGGTTGGAAAGGTATAAGGCAATCAGGTCTTTTTGGTGGTACTTTGGCAGGTACAGAACTTACTATAAGAAAACTAATAGATGAAAAAAAGTTTCCTAGTGTAAAAGAATACTTCCAAGCTATAGGTTTGGGTGCAGGTTTTGGTGCAACTTTTAGAGGAACTTTAAATCAACTTGAAAAATATATGAACAAGTTTGCAGATAAAAATGCAGATGAAATAAATAAACTTATAACAAAAAAAGACAAACCAAAACTAAATAAAATATTTGAAACATTAAGTATATTTAAAAAAGCTGTTGATGAAAACCCAGAAGTAAAAGCAAATGTAAATGCAGATGATATAGATGTAAGTAATGTTAATTTTAAAAAAGGACAAGTAGAACCAGAAGTAAAAAATTTAGATGAATCAATAGATAACAAAGCAAAAACTAAATTTAATATAGGAGAAGTTAACTTAGGCGAATTTGTTTTACCTAAAGGTTATTTAAAAATGAGTCCTAGATATGGTTCTGCTACATTAGAATTTAATTCTGATATAGATAAAGTTGCTTATATATTAAGAGCAAACAGAGTTAACCTTACTGAAAAACAAAAAATAACACAGGAACGATTAACAAAACTTTTAGAAGATGAAGGTATTGATGTTAATGCAGTAAGAAATCATGGTGTTACTGTTCATAAAAAAATTAAAGATTTAGTTACAGCAGAAACAGGATCAGCAAAAGCTAGTCCTGACAATACAGGTGGTTTAAAAATTAACGTACCAACAGACCAAGCTTTTGTTAAAAAGAACTCAACGAAAACTGTTGGCACAAAACAAGATTTAGGAAGAACCGATTTAAACCCAACACAAACAGTACTTCTTAAATATGTTGATGAACCTAGTGTTACTAATTTAAGAAACCTTACTAAAGCATTAAAAGATAAGGGTTGGACTAGCTTGAGTTCAGAAACAGACAAAGAAACACTTTTAAAAGCTTTAGCTTTATTTGATCCAAACGAACCAGATTTAGCAAAGAAAATTATTTCATTAGAGAATACAAGTTTAATTGAACAAAAAGCACAAGAAATAGAGAACTTTCATGGAATTACAAAACAAAAAGAAGTAAATACTGCTTTAGCAATTTCAGCAGTATTGGCATCAGAAAAAATGGATAGTAAAAACAACGCTTTTTTAAATGCTTTAAATCAAAAAAATCCAGAACAAATTGAAACAGCCATAGTTGAATTGTCAGACTCTATCAACGATATGAAAAAGTGGTTGATGTCATATTTAGTACCTTCAAGTAGGGCAGGTCAAACATTACAAAAGTTAAATATAGAACCAAAAAAAGGTATGGAAGGTAAAACAGTTGCAGAATATGTGGCTTCTGAAAAAATACAACCAAGTGATATTAATGAAGAAAAGTTAGCAAATGTTTTAGATGAAGTTGCTTTTAGTGCAGAAGACTTAAAAAAAGATTTAACTAGACAATTAGAAATATCTAAAACTACAGGAGATTATTCTGAGTTATATAGAATTGGAAAAATTATACAGACAGCAGAAGCAGAGCCAGAAACTTTATTTGGTCTTACAAAAGTAAACGCTTTTAAACTTAAAGAAAATAGTGCTTTTAATAAGACTTTAAGAATTGGAAATGAAATAGGTATAAATGGAATGTTATATAGGTTTGGTACTAATACTGCAAACTTTATTTCTGCAACTTTAAATACTTACCACAGGCAACTCAAACTTTTTTATGGTGCAGAAAATCCAGAGATGTTTGAAGCAGCTATAAGACATTTAGGTGCATTACATAGTAATTATCATTTTATGAGACAAGCTTATAAAAAATCTATGAAACTAGAAGATAACTTTATAAATTTAGGTAATAGAAAATTTGAAAATAAGTTTGCAATAAAATCAGATGATGTAGGAATAAAAGGTCAAGCTATAAATACAACAGGAAAAGTCATTAGATTTTCTGGTCGTAATATGACGGCTACTGATGCTATGGTTCAAGCTCCTAACTTGATAGCAGATATTGTATATATGTCTTTTTTAGAAGCGAAGAGACAAGGATTAAAAGGAGAAGACATAGGTAAATTTATTAATAAACATAAGATGGCAGTTCTTGAATGGTATGCACAGAATGGTGGTACTGAGTTAGAACCTCTTACAAAAAGATTTTTACTTCATGCAAAGAAACAAGCAAAGTTTGCAACCTTTACACAAGACATAGATACTACAGGTCCATTTGGACAGTTTGCGAAATATGGAGATGATATGGCTAATAAGTTTCCATTAATCAGATTAATGCTGTCATTTACTAGAACACCTACAAATATCAAATCAGCCAACTTCAGAAACAATCCTTTATTTACACCAGTTGTAAATCCATTTAACAAACAACAATCTATAAATTATCCAGATCAAATACCTATTCTTGGTGGTAAAAATATAAATCCTTTAAGTGAAGCTTTTATTCCAGAATTAAGAAAACAATTAAATAGTCCTGACCCAAAAATAAGAGCCATTGCAAATGCAGACATTAATGACGCTGTAACACTTGTGAGTTCTATTGCAGGTTTTTCAGTAGCTGCAAATATGGTTATGAGTGACCCTACATTTATTCCGCCAATAATACTTACAGGTGGTGGTCCTGATTTTGGTAAAGAGCAAGGTAAGAATATGTGGATAAATATGTATAAGAATGGTTGGAGGCCATATAGCGTAGGTTTTTTACAGAAAGATGCTAATGGAGAACCATTAATAGGAGATGATGGCAAACCAGTTTATCTTTATAGATCATACGAAGGAGCATTTGAACCTTTTTCTGGAACTGTAAAAATGCTTGTTGATACTACAAATTCTTTAGGTTTGTTTGGTGGTAAACCTTATGATGATTTAACTACAGGTATGGTCATGTCTGTAGTACAAAACTTTTATAACGATTCATGGACTTCGCAAGTAGAAGAATTTATAAATATTTTTAGAGATGCTTCTGCACCTGTAGATGCTAGTGGCGATCCTATAAAAAATTATAGATTTAAAAAGTTTAGCGATTATGTAGGTAGATTTATTGCATCAAGAGGTCCTTTTTCTGGTCTTATGTCAGACCTTAGAAGATACCCCCACGACATTTTAAGAGTAATGGGTTTTAGTTTTGAAGAGATAGAACAGATACAAAGAAGACCAGATACAAAAGTAAGGGCGGGAGATGTTTTGAGAACAGACGATCCAACTGATCCTAACTATGAAACAAGTGGAGATGCAGCCATATTAAGTAGAGCAATTTTAAATCAGTTTAAACAGAAATATGGCATAGGACCTGATATACCTTTTGATGTAGAACATATAACAAATGATCCAATACTATATCCAAATAGAATTGGTGGTAATGTATTTGGATTTAGTGTTACCAAGAAAAGTAAGAACTATCCAATATGGACAGCACTAGCACAGATTGGTAGAAGAATACAAGAACCAAGTGAGTATATAACAGGCGATATGACTAAAGATGAATTTGTACCAATAAGATTGAACACACAACAATACAATGCTTTGAAAGTAGATATAAATACAATGAAACTAGATGTTGGTTATGGAGATAAAACTATAATGCAAAGCATGAACGCATATTTAAAATCGTCAGAATATACATCAAATAAAAAGATAATTGAAGAAGAAGGATTAAATAGTCAATCAGGACAGCAAGCAGCAAATGGTATTTTTGCTGAATTAACTTTTATTAACAAAAGCTACATACAAAGGGCAGAACAAAATTATATTGAAAAGAACTTCTCAGAGCAAGAACAAGAAAGTATAATGAATTATAAAAGTGGCATACAATCTGATTATGCTGATAAGTTTCTTAATTCACTCAACAATTAATCATGGCTACTAACACCTCTGCTACATCACAGAATCATAATGGTACTGGTAGTCAAGCTAACTTTGCTATATCATTTCCGTTCTTATTAAATAGTGAAATTGAAGTTACTGTTAATGGAGACCTTAAAACACTAGGAAATCATTACAATATCGTAGGTTCAGAAGTTCAATTTACTTCTGGTAATATACCTGCTAGTGGTACAGCTAATATTGTATTTAATAGAGATACAAATATAAGTACAAAAAGAGTTGATTTTGAAGATGGTAGTGTTCTTACAGAAGCAGACCTAGATAATAATGTAAACCAAGTTTTATTTGCTCAACAAGAATTATCTAATGATTATGTAAAAAGAGATGGTACGCAGACAGTTACAGGTAATCTTGTATTTGAAGGTTCTGCTGATGATGCTAACGAAACAACACTAGCGATAACAAACCCTACTGCTGACAGAACAATTACTGTACCTGATAGAACAGGAACAATTATTACATCAGGAGATACAGGCACAGTAACGAATACTATGCTTGCTGGTAATAGTGTTGATAGTTCAAAAATAATTGATGGCAGTATTGTTAATGCTGACGTAAATGCAAGTGCAAATATATCTGGTTCTAAACTACAAGCTGCTTCTAGTTCTAATGCTGGAAGTATGTCTGCTAGTGATAAAGCTAAACTTGATAATATTGAAAGTGGAGCTACCGCAGATCAAGATGCTAGTGAAATTAGATCTCTTGTAGAGTCAGCATCAGATTCAAATGTTTTTACTGACGCAGATCACAGCAAATTAGATGGAATAGAACCTAATGCCACTCAAGACCAAACAGCAAGTCAAATAAGAACTCTTATAGCTTCTGACCCTTTAACTTCTACTCATCTTGCAGCAAACTCCGTTGACAGTAGTGAGCTAGTAGATGGAAGCGTAGATCATTCACACCTATCTAACGATTGCGTAGACGGAGATAACATACAAGATGATTCTATTAATTCAGAACATATTGTTGCTGGATCTTTAGACAATGAACATTATGCTGCTGGATCTATAACATCAGATAAATTAAATGGTGCAACTGTTATTACTGCAAGTGAGCAAGGATCAGCTACTACAAATGACACTTCATTCTTAACTTCTGCTGCTGCTGACGCTAGATTTTTTAATATAAGTTCTGGTGACACAATAAAAAATGGTGATACATTTCCTGATAACGATACAACTATTGCAACTACAGCAGCTATCAATGACAGAATTATTGACCTTATAGATGATGTTGGTGGTTTTACTATTATTGCTAGTGAGCAAG